GTTGAGAAAATGCATCCAGCCCACCTGGCTAGGGATTTTTGGACGCACTGTCAGAAGATTCTGCAAAAAGAGTGGGGTTATAATGTTTATTTTCCCTGGGTAAAGGTTCACCGCTTACGCCGCTCCCCAAATTTAGCTTAAAGCTAGGGAATACCCATGTCACCACGCCGTTTTACGGGCGCAAAACAATGTTGGGACCGGTAGGGATGATGTGGATGAGGGTAGAAGAAAGGGAAGTCTTACTAGTAAAAGTGTCAATGTCCATGTAGTCGCCTGGCTTCACACCAGTAAAGCACACAACTTGCATGGCTCCGGCGGTCGAAGCCCCTGACACCCACAAATTGTGGTCCGAAGAGTTCAAAGACGTGTCAAATCCTGCGTCACTGAGGTCGTAGGCAGCCGCCAAACGACTCCCAATCACGGAGGTTCCATTTTGATCATGGAAGGCATGGCCATCCTGGTCCAGAACGATTGTGTCACCCTCGAACTTGAAGATGAGAGTGTAGTTCCCTGGATAGTTGAATGTGATCCTGTTGCCATTGACATGGAACCCACCACTCCACCCCAACACCTTACCGTTGTGCAATGCCAAAGCAGAGTCATCAGTAGAGGCACTGTAGTATGTTGTAGTGAGGCTCTGGGCAACAGGGCCGGAGAAAATGAAACTGTAATCAATCCACAAGTCGCCGCCCTCCGGGTCACCTGAGACGTCGTTGGGAGAAATGATGACGTAACCGGGGATGCTGGCCTCATCAGAGTCAGCAGCCAAATTTCCAGCATTCAAATCGGTAGGTTCACCGACGATGCCAAGAACACGGAACGTCTGGCGTGCAGCCTTGGAGGCGAGCCAACCACAAGCCCCCTCAGCCCACGCCGCGAAGGACGTTGCACCATCCATCTGAGATAAATCCCAAATCGACTTCTTGTCCCCCGCCACCTCCTTGCGAATCGGGTTAAACGAAGAGTAACTCGGCGCCATTAAAATCTTTCCACCACTATCCGTGGGAGCCGACGGTGAGTAAATCACCTCGAACTTCTCAACACGGTAGTTTTGGTAGTTAGTCGCAAAGTTTCGCAAAAAGGCCCCCACAAATGGAGTGACCGGTATGGCCCGGTCATTGTTATTCAGGTGCGCCTGGTTGTACAACTCGCGATGAGCGACGCGCAGGCCCCCTTTCACATTCTCGATCAGTGGTTGCCGGACAAACATCTGCCGCTCGTACGCGCCTGGGGCTACTGCCGGAACATCCCGACGGGACTGCCCGGCCCTCACCATCGATGGCTGGGTCTTGCCCTTGAGCGGGGACGGTCTCTTGGACCGTCCCTGCTGGGCGCCTTTCCGAGCCATGGCGAAGTTCTTGAGCAGCAAGCAAGATGGAAGCCAAAACAAGGGTCAAACGAAACACCAAAAGAATGGCAGTCAAGAGCATCCAAACCAGTTGAAAATGACAAACAAGTGCAACAATTGTTGCAGGAAACTGGACCACGGGATCCCCGCCAGTCTCGGGGACTGTCCATTGGCACGAACTGAACGCACACCCGTGCAGTCTCTAGGCATTCCGACAAAAGTCTTAGCACGGAAATATTAAGGGCAGGGGCCCACCGTTTTGGGTGTTTAACGTACCAACCCCGTTACCAGGCCGAGCCCCCCCTCGTACCTGGTCTCCAACCCACACCTGGGAGTGTCCCACACTGGCTTGAGCTCTCGATAATGCTGCTCCAAGGCAATTTGCTCATCAGGTGAAATGTTGAAAGCCTTGAAGAACGACACACGAGCATCATCCGACACAGGCCCCACAGCATTCATCCTTTCAGCGAGCCGCTCAAGACCAGATTTGACAGTATCTCGGTCTACTCTACTCCCAGCGCCCCTGCGCAAAGCTTCATAGAACTCACAAAACACCGGCATGTTACCAGCCAATGCCATTCCACTATTAGCAATAGAATTACGGAGCAAGTCCCAATCAGCCTTAGTGCGGACTGGTTTTATAGTACAGGCATCCTTGTCTAAGCACACACGGGGATCCCGTTGCATTGTCCAGCGGGTTCCATCGAAAACGGGGCGAGTTTGACAAAATTCAATATGTTCAAATACCTCCACTGGGTCCTCCATGACCATCGGATAACCCAACTCCTGGAAAGCACGAATCACTAGCTTGGTCAATACTTCAACGTACTTCCGAGTAACAATGAGAACACAATCATCCCCATTGTTGCAGAGTTCAAAATGGCCCCATCCCTCCATGGCACTAAAAACAATCGCGCACGCTTGGACGACGTTGCCAAGTGACGTGTTCATGTCTCCTGACATCCGCCGCCCATACACGATGTACTTGATGATCCCATTGTAAGTAACACCGCGACCCTTATTGGTAAGCTGCATGCGCAAAAGGCGCCTAAACTCTTTGGACCTGTAAAACAAATCATACACACGGTGCTCAAACTTTAGGGCCTCCTCTCCAACATGCTGATCCATACGGCGTAGATCAAAGATGAGTGCGACCGGATCAACCACACTCTCCCACTTTGCTCGCAGTTCAGCAGCTTGTTCAGCGGAGTTCATACCCTTAAAAACAGTCTTGTGTCTACCAAACAACTTGTCAATCGTGTTAAATAAAACAGGTTCAAGGGGGGTAACAAAACGACCTACGGCGATATTGTAAACAGGTGTTCTTGGTTGAATGACACGAGGCGCAGGGTCTGGCTTCTTCGAAAAATCCAGCTTTTCAGCTTTCACAAACGTTGCCACACCAGCATCCTTCACCAGCAATCCCCGCCTTTCATACACTTCCAACGCGCGCTCATACACCTTGCGCTTCCGACTAGGACGACTCTCAACAAACTGTTGAGCAGTCATCGGAGTGAGACCACGACAAAGCTTCTTTACGCCACGCAAGAATGCTGCACAATTACGGGTGAACGTGCCCGGCTCTGGCTCCCTCGGGGGGCCATACCCGAAGGGTCCAGGGTCCGCCTTGCTTACAAATATACGCTCGAGAACCCCTCGCTCGAGCGTCCGAAGATCACTGTCATGCACACGAAATCGTCGGCCAGACTCCGTGCCAAAAAACTGAGTGATCCGTCGGCACCGCTGCTTCCCCACCCGCCTCTCATCGACACTGACTACACCGTCCGCGACGTGGCATCGGATGGCATTTCGCACATCGTCACTTGCACTTGTTCGGACGGCGTCGACGTAAGACGGGCTCCGGAGTTTGACTGCTCAACCACTGGAATGTGGCCGGTCAAGAACAGTTTCAACCTTGTTGTTAGGGAAGCATACCCCTTCACACCCCTCTCCTTCTGGACTGAAACAGTGAGTGTGTTTTCCATACGTGCTAATTGCACGTCTAGATCGTCTGGGATAAAGACGAGTGCCACAGCAGCACGAATGTGCTGACCACGGTGTTCCTCACGCAAATCCTTCCACCTACCTTCTTTTTGCTCTCTGCGAATAAATTCAAGCCCCTCATAATGGGCGGCTCGTTTGTTTGCAGCTGTTGGGTTCAAATGGAGGTCTGGCAACCGCTCACGAATGGCGGCAGCAATGCGGAAGGTTGCTTTGGACAACAACCGGTTCTTTGCACCTTGCTCTTTACTGCGTGGACTTAGACACGTGGCGTTCCACTGCTCACGCGCCTCTAACACTGTTGTCGCAAACTGCTCATCAGTCTGGGAGTATGTCCCCAGGGTCCGGAAGAGCACCCACGCGGCAATACACAGCAACGGAGTTATTACTCGCTCCACAACTGGGATACCAAAATGGGCGGTTGCAATGATAACAGGTAGAGTTAAGTACACTACTCCTGCTATGCATCCAGTTAGCAACAAAAGCTGGATTAACGAAGCGGTCTCCAATTGCTTCGTCAGGTAGCTGTTCAGGGCAACGGCGTAGCGCCACAAGGCACCACACCTGGAGACAAGGGACTGTGTCACCCCCTTGCGGGGTGTACCCAATGGTGAATAGCGAATCGTCGAAGCCGACATGGCTAAGAAGTCTCACCAAAAACAGGGCACCGTCACCCCACGAGAGATGACACCAACGGCACATGCGAACTGGGGCGCCAACAACACCCGAGATGCTCGTGCAATCACCAGCCCAAGGCTGACCCTGTGAGTACAACTCAATCAGGGTGGGTGCGTT